ATCGGCAATCTGTTCGAGGTTGTCTTTGGTTTTTTGTTCGGCCTCAAGCGCCTCGGCACCCTGCAATTTCGAAAACTTCTCGGTCTCCGCCTCCGCCTCTTTGATAGCGTTATTGAGCACGCTATCCTTCTGGATCTCGCCCCATGTATCGGCGGCCTTCTCTACGCCCTGGCCGAATTGCTGCAATCCCTGCGCGATGTGCCCGCCGAATGCGCCAGGTCTTACGTCAAGGTGGAAGTAATCGGACGGCGGTGCTGCCGCCGGCTCGTTGGTAGGAAAGGGTTTGTAGGGAACCTGGGCGATGGGAGGCTCCTATTAGGTCGTAGTAAACCCGGACGGACTAAACCATTTTGCTGCGGCGCTGGTGAAACTGCCCGCCGCCCCAAGCTCGGCGCCCTTCAAGGCTTGCGGTGCCTCGTAGGAGTAGAGCCCGGCTTGTGCCTGGTAGTTCGTGGCCTGAGTTCTGTAGCCGTAGGCTGCAAGTTGGGCCTTGTTCATTTCCTGCTCGGTGTCCAGCTTGCGGAGCTCGCGCTGCGATACCTGCACGTCTTTGTTGGACCCGGTATTGACGTCGACACCGCCCGCGGCCTGCGCCGCCTTGATGGCGCCGCCCTCTGCCGCATATTCCATAGACTTAGCCGCTGTCTTTGCCTGGCCGGCCTCGATCGTGTATTGCGCGTTTTGTTGGGCAATAATCGCGTTTTCCTGGGCAACCTGCGCCTGGTAGTTCAACGCATTCTTTTGCGCGATACCGCCCATGATGGTGCCAACGGCGGAGATGCCGGCGCCGACTAGCCCGATGATGGGGAGAGCAAAGGCCATTTCAGTCCGCCCCTATTTGTCGATAAGCCATAACCTTAGCGTATCCGGTCCCAAGAGGCAGCCGCACTTCTGTTTCCTTTAATTGCCGCGCTATTTCTTTTCGGCCAAAGCGCGACGACGCAGGCAACACATACTCGCCGTCTGTCTCCGGCACAAATCCCATGAAGATAGCGAAGCGTTCGCTCGCCTCGTCGCCCTCGAGAATCGTAGTAATCAGGAAGCGTTTTGTTTGCATGATCTCTGCTATTTGCCGGCGCATAAGCTTGACCATCGCTACCGGGTATTTCGTGGCAGCATTAGAGAATGCAAGCCAAATCAGACCATACGAGGATAGCGCCGTGCCGGTCACGCCGCCGATCGAGGCAATCTTGCCATCGATGAACCATGCTCTCTTGTAGGTGGACTCGTCGAATGCGGCGCGGAGCTCGCGGTGCGAATTGAGACCAACCATCGCTACCGCCTTTTGATGCTCGAGGCGGAGAACCCGGCTCATCGCGCCGCAATGCCATGATTTCCCTTCTACGAGCTCAAACTTCGGCATTACTTATCCCCCTTACCCCGTCGCTGCGGCGCCTCTTGCGCTGGCTTATCGCCGCTAAGGATCTCAGGAACGTAATCGAGCACCTGTAGCGGCAATGGGTTGAGCTGCTGCACGGCAACCTGGCCCCTCGTATTGAACCCGGACGGGATCGGGACGCGAACATCTCCGGTGAATAGTGGAGTGGCCGGGCTGTTGAACGGCGCTATCGCATGGGTAGGTGCAGGCACCATGTTCTGCCATTCTGGCGCAAGCTGCTGCGGACTCTGCACGGATCCGTCCGGCTGGTTGCCGCCGATCTCGAATGCCGCGGATTGCTCTATGCGGACCGTCACCTCCGCGACCTTCTTGCGCTGTCCTTGCACGGTTGGCTCGCCAGCATCCAGGTAGGTGCTCTGCAATTGAGCCTGGAAGCCCAATCCTACAATGATCGCCGATGCCGGCTTCGCTAGGGTAACGATGCCGTCTGCCGGCACAATGGTCGGAGGAATAACCTGTCCATCCGCCAGGCCGGTGATTTCAAAACCAATGAGCTGCGGCAGATAAAAGGATGATATCGGCTCGGTCATAGTCCAACTGCCGCTCAATTGCGTAATCACCTGGTCCGTATTGATCGGGTCGTCGGGCTGGACGCGCACAATCGGCGAGATCATTTGCGCGATCACGGTCTGCGTATCGACGAAGCTTGTAATTTCCGCCACGCCGTAGCCGGCGCGGATCACGCTGCCAACATCGCCGCTAGAAAAGACTGCTGCCGACGCAACGAATGTGACCGAGTTGTCCAGTGTAACGGTTGCACTAGCCCCGCTGCCCGTATTCTCAGGATCATTGAACACGAGGTTGGGAAAGACATAGCCGGATCCGGCCGGCGAGAACGCGATCGCCGTGATGACCCCGGAGACAATAGTCAGGTTCACGAGGGCTCCGGCGCCTGGGCCCAAGCCGTTGCCGTCGACTAACTCTGCGGTTGTCGCGCTGGAATAACCCTGGCCGCCTACCAGGTCGGTAACACCCGTTGGAATGCCGGACCCGACAGCCGAGCTTGCAATCAGGTTGGCGTCCGGAGTCGGCCGCGCCAGCGTAAACCCGCAATCAACGCACCAACAGTTTTCGACCGTGGGCCACACCCGGTTATCAAGGCGCTCGATGATGAAGCCGGCCGGGGGAATGACGGGTGGCGGAGGCGGAGCTACGGCGTCATAGGTTACGATAATTGCTCCCTGTGAGCCCGCGCCGACAACGGCAAGCTGAAACGTGAAAACGGAACAGCCGCCGCTACCGGCGCCGTATAGTCCGGCATTCCCGGCGGTTACGACGCCAGAGTTACCGTTTGATCTATTGCCGCCGCCGCCGCCACCGGCGCCCTGTGTGCCTAGCTCTGTCCCATTAGCACCATTTCCGGCGGCAGTGCCCACGCCGTCTCCGGCCGTTCCCCCAATTCCGCCACCACCACCGTCACCGTCGCCGCCGACTGTTGTGCTTGGCGGGCTGGCACCTCCTGGGCTGTCTCCGCCGTTAGTGCCGGGACCTAGTGGCCCGGCGCCACCACCGCCGCCAGTGCCGATGTTTCCGTTGCCTGGACCGATTGTGTTTTCAACTTCTCCACCTCGCCCTCCGGCATAAATTAGATCTCCGATCGACCCGGTGTTGCCACCGGCGCCGCCTGGAATAGCTGGCGGCGGTATGAGCTGTATGCGCTGTTGCCAAGCGCCTCCGCCGCTGCCGCCCTTTGCCAGCACGAGCGTTGGAGACAAAAGGAATGTGTCGCCGCCGGATGCCCCTAGATGGCGCGTTTGATTGTGAATGACGTCGGGCGCGAGGGCCGTGTAAGCAAATCCGCCGGCGCCGATGAAATATGGAACGGTCTGCCCCGGAGTAAGTGGTACGTTATTAGCCTGGGCATACGCGCCACCACCGCCACCTGCCGCTCCAAAGTCCTGCACGTTACAGCCTGATCCGGCTCCCGCCCCGCCACCCCCGATGCAGCCGATGGAATTGTTGTCAGGATCAAAATCGGACGGGACCGTCCAAAAATTCATTAGGTCGGCACCGCCGCCATTCGTTCCGACAAGAGCATCGTCGTTATAGGTGCTTACGCCGCTCTCGCCTGGACCGTTAGGCCCGGCCGCGCCGCCGCCGCCGGTAGCCGCCTGCACCTCGAGGCAATTTTGGCTCTCTCCGCCGTTTCCTCCGGACCACAATGTCGACCCGATGCCTTGGGCCGCGGAGCCACCAGGGCTGGCGGGGATATATGAACTAGGTGGATTTGATCCGCCCGAGCCATTGGCACCGCCGCCCGCCGAGCCGCCCTTTGCTCCGACACTGGCAATACCGAAGCTCGCGCCGTTGAACCATGTGTCTGTGCCGGCATTCCCGTTTTGAACAGTCCCGCTTGTAATATTCGTGATTGCGGCGCCGCCGGCCCCCACATTGTAGGCGGCCGTGCCGCCTGGCGTAAGCGTGATGTTTGTCTCTTTGGAATAGGCGCCCCCGCCTGCCCCGGTTGCGGTCCCGGTTGGTCCGAAAATAGTTGATGACTTTAGGCAGGCGCCGCCCGATCCGCCGGCTCCTATGCACTCCACTGAATTGTTTGCGCTGTTCCAATCGCTAGGGACACTCCAGGATCCGGAACCTACCGTAAGATATAGCGGCCCCACTGGCAGGAGAGATTGCGTGCTGACATAGCGAATAACGATAAGACCGTTACCGCCGGCGCCGCTAATCGCCCCTGGCTGGCTGTTCTTACTCGCGGCGCCTCCGCCCCCACCGCCATACAGGCCGCCAGCGCCACCATGAACAACCACAAGATTGCCGGAGTATCCGCAGCCACCACCACCGCCACCGGCTCCATGGGAGCCGTCAAACTCGGTCCCGGCCATGCCGGGGCTAGCCGTGCCCGAGAGGCTACCGGCGCCGCCAGCGCCACCGTTCACTAACGGTAAATCGGTGAGAATAATCTGGACCGTCATGCTGGCGCGTGCCTTTCGACGGCAAAATAGACTGCATCCGCCTTTTGCGCCGGAATATCTCCGAGCTCCGGCGTGGCGATTATAGGCTCAACAACCGACGCAACGCTCCAGAAATGTCCGTTGGTATCATGCCGCGCCCATCCCGCGACTTGCTGCTGCTTTAGAAAGGTAAGAGACAGTAGAACACCGTCATTGCGGATCGTCCAAATCAGTTTGAACGGCGTTTCGGCCCATGTGTGTTCCCGCAATGTGTAGTCGTCGAATAGGTGCGAGGAAAAGATCGTAAGGTCGATCGGCTCCGACAAAGCGTAGAGCTGGTAGGGCAGATCGAAGTAATACGAACCCTTCGACGCCACATAGAGAATATCGTAATTGATCTTAATCGGCGGCAGCAACGGAGAGCACCCACTAAAGGCAAGAGGCTGCGCTACCTGGCTCGATGGCGAGATCGGTTGCACATTGGTTGCGAAGCTGCCGGCGCCGACCAAGAGCCAGGCCGATAGACCGGTCATTGTCAGGAGGCCGGCCGGCATGACCACAAAGAACTGAATGCCATTGACCTGTAGCGACCATGGCGTGCCGGTGATTGCATCCGAGTCGATCGTGGGGATCCTGGCGTCAAAGTTCTTAAAGGCACCAGGTTGACTCATAAAGTAGGTGTCTGGATTGTTCAGCGTATCGCCGAACACCCTGCGTTGCTGGAAGTAGCTCGGCACACCAGGATAGGTGCCCGTCTCAGGTCCGATTGTCAGGTGCCCGGTGGCTCCAGCGCCGTCCCCGACAATGCTTAGTGTGTCGCCGGTCACATAGCCGCCGCCGTTGTCGACAACCAAGAGCGCCACGACGCCGCCGCTGACAATCACCGCTTCTATGATGGCGCCGGTTCCTGCCCCGGAGGTGACGGTGACGGTGGCAAAGGTGTATCCGCTTCCAGGGTTGTCGATGACCGCACCGATTATCTGCCCGCGGGCAAAAGGATCGCGGTGCAGGGGCGGCACTTGTTGAAAGTCCGCTATGATATTGCTGTCGACAAATTGATTGCCAAAGGCCGTTCCGGCGTACCCAAAGAGAACGCCGACCGGAACGGGGTTTGCGTGCCCGTAAGACACCTCGGCTTTATAGATATTATAGGTGACTGCGTCGGCGACTGTCGACCAAGTGACTGTGATGGTCCCTGCGGCGGCAGCAATGTCGACATTCGTTTGCAGGCGCGCGATTGGCCCCGCCACGCTTTCCGTGCCGTCCTTGGCAACCGCGGTTACACAATACGCATAATTGACGGTCGCGGTGCCGGTCGCCCCTGAATGGTCTAAGGTTGTCGTTGTAGGTGGGACAATGCTGGCAACTGGAATAACAGGCGTAAACGTCCAACTGGTGTCCGAAAGGCGGGCCAAGTCTTGCGGTGGATACTCCGTTCCGGTGTCCTGATTGACGCAGCAAAGCGTCATTACGTCGGCGGATTGCGTGAATTTGATCCACTCCAGGTCGGCGTCCGAATAGATCGTCGTCAAAGTGAAAATGCGCGAAACCGTGCCGCCGGAGGTGTAGGCCGGGAAGCCTGTCGTATCGACCGGATTTCCAAAGACGTCTGCCAGGGAAAATGTAGTCCCCGTGAGCACGGTTATGATGAAGGTTTGATTATTGAGCTGCGTCATTCCGCCGACGCCGGAAATGAACACCCAATCTCCGGTAACGAAACCGTTGTCTCCGGAGCTCGATATGACGTTGAACAGGGCGCCTAAGCCAGATCCGCTAGTCGATGCTTGGCCGACCGGATTTGACGGGAATGTCGTATAGACGCCAGGATCGCTAACAGTGACGGCGGCCGGGGCCATGATGGCCGATTGGAAGGTAGCTCCGGTCCCGCTGCCGCTTGTCGACCCTTGCGTGAAGGCGTTGCTGGCCGGATTGGCGCTATAGGTTCCACCGACCGTCACCGCGATCGCGTTGATGCCCATGAGGACGGTTATATTGCAGGCCGCGAGGCCGCCGCCCGTGACCGGCTCCTGGAGAGGAACCGCTGGATTGGTCGTATAGGATCCTGGATCTATGATTGATCCGACGGATGCCAGGACTCCAGTCCCGTCGATAACCCCGTTCACTTGAAAATGGACGCCTGTCCCCGTCGTCCCGACAAGAACAACCGGACCTGGTGTGCCGCCGGTGCCTTGGTCTGCGCCTGGAATCAGAGCAACAGCGATTACTTTTGTCGTCACCACGGCCACGACTGCGGCAACGCTGTGTGTACCGCCGGCAAGCGTGATCGTATCGCCAGGCGCGTACCCTGGGGAAGATCCTAATTGCGATACATTGCCAGAACTATTGATGGCGCACGAAAGCAGCGTCGTATCGGTAACGGAGAGCACGGCGGGCGTAGTAAAGACACCGCCGGCGAGCGTGATGGTGTCTCCTGGAGCATAGGCTGCGAGGATCGAAGTATTGACCGGCGTGGCCGATACCCCGCTACTCGAGCCGCCTGTCGTTACGACGCCTGGATTAGCCTGAGAGACATCGACGATGGCAATCGGATTCTCTGTGACTTGGGCCCCATTAGAGATCACGCGCATATAGAAATTGCCGAACTCGAGGATCAATCCCTGATTGATGCTGAATTGGAACGGAATAAGCCGCGGAGGGAATGGACGGCCAAATTGCGCGGACCAACCGACGAAGCGCGTACCAGGCCGCGAGTAGGCCCCGCCTTTGTACGATGCAAACATATTCCGCATCGTCGACGCTGCTGTGTGCAGCCGCGCGAGATCTTGGCGCCCGAAGAGATTAGGAGCGACTTCGCCCGTAGTGAACGCCGGCTGCAATACGGGAGTTGCCACGGGATTATGCTCCCGATAGCATCAGGTCATGGGAAACATCACAGCCGAGCGCCTTCGCGAAGCCCTGCACTACGATCCGGAGACGGGGTCGTTTACTTGGAGGATCAATAGGCGCGCTATCCGCGCCGGCAACGCTGCCGGAACCAAAAAGTCGAACGGGTATATACAGATCAGGATCGATCAGAAAACCTACTTGGCTCACAGACTTGCATGGCTCTACATGACGGGAGATTGGCCGCCCCACACAATCGATCACTCTAACACCGATGTATCCGACAATAGATTTCGTAATTTGCGTGAAGCGACGCAATCTCAAAACAACGGAAACGCCAACCTGACAAAAAAGAATACCTCCGGACGCAAGGGGGTTTCGTGGAAGAAGTCCCGCGGAAAATGGGTGGCCTCCATCCACCAGAAGCACATTGGCATATTTGAAAACTTGGACGACGCCGCAAAAGCCTACGCTAAGGCGGCACAAGAGTATTTTGGAGAATTTGCGAGATGGTGACATCAGTAGGCGGTCCCATCTGAGAATCCGCACGAGTCCCAAGACCCGCCGCCCCAAGGAACACCTGGTCCAGCTCCGTCGCCCCATCCCCCGCTCCCCCATCCCCCCGATCCACCAGTTCTCCTAGCCGCCATCCAATCTACGCTTAGGTTGGAGCTATAGGTCCCTTCATTCCCGTCCCTGATACGCGCCTGCTCGATCTTGGCCTTGGCGACCGCGATGTTCTGCGCCCGCATGGTGAGGCCAAACTTCTTGTCGGCCGATAGAGGTAGCGCGATCTCGCTCGCCAGATAGGAGACGAATGCGGCGCGGAACAGCGGATCCCATACGCTCGGGTAGAGCATAAGGGACGTGTAGATCAGGCAAGCATTTTGCACGTTGGTCAGAATGACCGTCCTGCTTACCGGGCTAACCCCCTGCACCTCCCACGTCACAGAGCCCGCCGGCGGTGGGTAGTTTGGATCGGTAGCGATCACGAAGCGCGCCGGCCGAATGCGCTGGCCTGTTAGCTGCGGATTGCCAAGCCCCGTCATGGTCGGCGAGGCCGGGCTAGGCGGCGTAATATTGCCCGACGGGATACCGGGATTTTGAAATGGCTGATTCCACGGGATAAACCGCGCCTTCATGCAATCGACAGGATACTCGTATTCATACACCCACGGCACTGGCACAAGTGTTCCCACATCCGGCGTGTTGCCGGTAGCGTCCGCCAGGAGATTGAGCGGCGCGGTCTTGCGCGCGAAGTCCCAATTGGCGCCGCGAAGTAATTGCATCAAACATTGCTGATAGGCGCGTAGGAGCACCTGGGCCGGCCGCGACCCGTCCTCGATATCGCCAAGCAGGTAATCGAGACCGGAGGCGTCGATCGCTTGCTGTGCTACGTCGGTCGGGAGGTTCATGCCTGCTGCCTTTCAGCCAACGTCGTTTCTACCTGCTCGGCCTGTGCCTCGAGCTTCACCGCGTCCATGGTCGTAAGCAACGACGCCAGGCGACGTCCTAGCGCGGCAACAAAGGCTTCCACAAAATCAACCGGCATATCGGTAGGATTTGTGACCTGTCCGACGTAGGTGATAACGGCGTTCCCCACCATGGACAGGATAACACGCTGATTGCCGTCATTGGCGACCGCGAAGAGATACGGCTGCGGACTGAAATTCGGAATGAAGATCGGCTGCGGCTTGACCGCACGCACCTTGATGCAATCGCTTGGGTAGGTGTATTCGAACAACCAAGGCAGCGGCGGATAGCTGACTTCGTCCCATACGGTTGGCGGGACATAGCCCCCGACGGGCGCTGATTTGATGAGATTGCCGACTAGATCGCGCTGCGCGAACGGCCAATCGCCCTGCCGCAACAGTTGGTCGCGCGTCTGCCCGTAGATATCAAGCGCATTCTTGGCCGCCCTGGACCCCTCGAACAGCGATCCAACGCGGTTCTTATAGCCAATCTGCGCCAGCGCCGCATTGACGATATCGGCGGGAGATTGAAGGCTGGCAACCATTTAGTCCTCTCTCGCTTCACCGATCGTCTCAAACGCTCCGCCGGACTCGAGATAGCTTTGGGCCGCATCCGGCTTGCCTGCAACCGCCATGGACAATTCGCTGGCGAGTAGTCGTACCACAGCCTCGCGGAAGAGCGAATCCCAAGTGTTCTCGTTCGGATTATTGTTGTAGGTCGCGTAGGCACTCGCCAGATTTGACCACACTACCCGTTGCTGCTGGCCGCCGACTACGGCATTCGCAATGCTCCAATTGAGCGGCAGTGGATTGTTGACGTCACCTAGATTGTTAGGATGAACCTGCCACACCTCGATCCCGTTGGTCGGGTAGAGATATTCGAATGTCCATGGGAACGGCGGAGTGTTGCCGCTTAGGGTTAGCGCGATCGTGTTGCGCGCCATGTCCCAGGCAAATTGCCG